AAAGAGAAGAGCCTATCATATTTGATATCGTAAAGGTTCTCTGCATCGCGTTAAACAAACCCTGCATACCACCTGGCTGGAATAGCATTCCGAATGCGGTGCCCTCAAACCTATCGCTTACACCAAAGAATCTGTCAAATACTTGATCATATTTGGCTGCCGTTTGTGAGATATTTTTATTTAACTCTTCTAGAGACCGAAGTTCTTCCTCGCTCGCCTCGCCTCTCAAGACAGCGAGTCTCATTCTTTCAACTTCTAAATTTAAGGCTGCTTCTTGTTGGTCCCCTATATTTTTGGCAAGTTCTAATTCTTTTTCTGCTGCTTGAAGTCTTTTTTCCATTCTCGAAATGGAGAGATCTTCCTCATCATTAATTTCTTTAATAATTTTAAGATACTCTTCCTTAGTCAAGCCGAGTTCTTCGGCTAATCTAAGTTGTTGTTCTGTTAATTCGACTTCCTCTTCTGTTGCCATTTATGAAAATTCCTATTTAAAAGGCCACTTAATGCCTGTCTGTCTCTCAAAGGCTTTCACTGCCCTTGTTAAAGCAGATTTTGATTTATAGGTTGTTGGATTATCTAGCCCATGCTTCTTTGCTGTCTCGATATATTTCTTTTCGTTACCCAAAGCTCTGGCAAAAGATTCAACATCTCTTTCGCTACCTCTTAGGTAGAAAGGTGTCACCTTGCGACTAAAGCCTGGCTCACGGAACATATAACTAAGCATCAATTTAATTTGACTACCGAACATACCCAAGAAACTTTCGTTCATTTCGTTCTTCTTTAGTTGTTCCAAGTCAATTTCGATTTCAACGATTTGATCTTCGTTTAAGTCTTGCACGACTGCATCTCCTCATTTTATATAATAAATAGTTTTTTATAAAATAAAACCGGAAACGATTTGTTTCCGGGTCTATTTTGATTTTGATGACTTTCTAGCCTTCTCCATCTGTTTCTTTTCATCTTCAAATTGCTTTCCTAGCCTTTGCAAGAACCACCTTCGAATCTGAATTGGAAGATTATATGTTTCTATGAAAGACCAACCACCATGATATTTTAAAGCGAATATTTCTTCATAAACGCTTTCAATATATTTATCACTTAGGCCAAAAAAACTCCGCTGTAAGCGGAACCTCCACCACGTCTTCGTGGAAGCAATGTGAACACTCAAACTTTTGAGACAAGTCAACATTAGGCGAAGCCTTTGCATAAACTGTTCTCAAGTGCCTAGAATCCTTTGCTGGGAGGTTATCAATTAGAGAGTTAATAGTAGCTTGTTCAGTCCTTCCGTTAACGGAAGCAATTGTCATTCTTAATTGGTCAGTTAAAGTCGTATTAACAAGATTCTTATTCTTCTTGTTTTGACTTAACTGAGCCAAGTATTGCTCATCTTTTCCGGTCAACATTCTAAGTTCAACATCAACACCGAAAACTGGCAGTTTTGTGACAAAAGTATTTCTATCTGTCCAAGTTATATTTTCTAATTCATCACCTCCTTTGTTTAGGGATTTTTGACCCAGATCGAAAGTGAATCTAGAGCTTTGTTTGCAAGCTGGACAGACTACTTGGGTTTCATATTCTTCCCCATATCCAGTGGCTCTCGCCGCAATCAAAATAGCATTTCTATCGCCGACAAGAAGATCTTGAACATTGATGCCCTTATCAACGATAACGCTTTGCATAAATCGATCTAATGCTAGACCTTTCTTGAGCAAGGTTTTAGACGAAAGAATATCTTCTTCCTTAGCGGTCATATGTCTAATTTCAATCACACTCTGTCCGTGCAAAGGGTGATTTTCATTATAATGCTTACCTTCTGATGGAAGCTCTACGAACTCTGTTGGAGTTGAGAACGTAAGAGGTCCACCAGTAGCTTGAAAAGCTGGTACTGCATCTGACGACATAGGACCGGAATCTAATCCCAGCCTGTCTTTATTTCTCGACAAATAACACCTCTCGTTGTTGTGTTTTTATAAAATCAGGTAGTTCCTGGCTTGAAGAACTGTTTTCCGTTGAACAAGGAAGCGGCACCGCCAGCCTCAGCAGCATTCGCTGTCTCAAGAACAGCCCAATCATATCTGATTGTTAATGAAATTTCGCTCAAAGCGTCATCTTCATAACTTAAGTCGCCATAGTTGATCCCAGTAATGAATGGATTCCAGAGTGTCCAGGTTTCCATCGCATTTCCATCAGAATCAATTTGCTGAATTGTGACACCATTAAGCGCGTCAACAGCTTTTTGCTTTGAGATTGTCTGAGTATCGTTAACGTTTCTAGGAGGATTATAGCCACTAGCCTGCAAGATAGCAGCCGTTGCAGCGGCAGCATCTGGACTGATTGGGTCAACCAAGGTAACATCAACCGCTTCCCATTCCACTCTTCCAGGATAATAGAACTTATGATTCAAGAAACTGTGGTCAATCTCAGTGATTGTTGGGGATGGTTTTTTAACCGTTTTCGCATACCAAGTGGCACCGTTAGGCATATTGCCTAAGATAACCACAAATCTATATTTTCTTTTCGGATCTTTGCCGCTTGCGTCTGTCCAGAATGCCATGTTGAGTAAACTCCTTCTTTACTTAATTAGTGGAATATTTTTTTTAATCCTCAAAAGATGCGCCAGATCTTGTAATAACAAAGTCAATCGCGATAAACTCGATAGACCGTGCTGGCTTCAAGAAGATCTTAGCATACATAATGTTCTGATCAACCAGGTCTGGTGTTGTGGTTGTCTCGTCCAAGATGACTCTGAATTCTGTCAAGCCTAGTCTAGACTGAACACTGGACAGGAACGGATTTACTTGACTTGTAAATCTTGTCCAGGTTGTTTGAACATTTTGGTCGAACAACAAGCCAGAAGCGATTCTTGAAATCTCCTTCTTGACATAAATCATCAAGCGACGGACATTGATACGATCAAGAGCAGATCTCTGAACTTGCATTGTCTTTTGCCCGAAGACGACGATACCTTCCGATGGGAATGATGCAATTGGGTTAATGTTGGCATCGTACAATTGATCTCTATCCTTGGAAGTCAACTTGTAAGTCAAGTTTGTAACAGGAATACCGGCTGCTCCTTCGGAGAGACCGCCGCGATTAAATCCTGCTGGTGCAAACCACAATTCCGATTTGGCTTCAGAGCCAGCCATTGTACCAAGAGCGACAACAGAAGGCGGAACCCACAAGAGTCTAGAATTGATGGTATCTCTTGCCTGAGCCCATGGGAAATAAGTGCAAGCATATGATGAGTCAATTTGACGTGCTCTGAGAGAAGTAATCGCCTGAGCCGGGGTAGAAATTCTGTTTCTATAAGTGCTTGTATTCTCTGTGAATGGCTGATATACACTCTCAAGGTCAATAATCGCAAGAGCATCTGCTCTGTCTTCGCAAATATCAATCATTTGTTGTGTAAGCTTGGTGTTTGTGAGACCAGGAACAGCCAAGACATTGTATTCAACAAATTCTGGATCTGCGACAGATTGAAGTGCTTGCTTAACTGAGTTGAAAGCGTAGTTTGTGAATTCAGTATCTGAGGAAGACATGCCTGAGTTTCTAAATGGCTCAAGCTCTGTAATGTCTAGTCCATCGAAGCCACCGTACATTGGTGCTGTGAAACTATCATATCCAGCATCCAAAATTGCTGATGCTCCAGCACCCTGTGCTGTTGTAGAGTTTCCTGCTGCACGAGAACCAAACTCGTGATATGCTGTTGCGGATCCAGAAGTGACAACATCATCAAGAGAGAATACCCATGATTCCGTAAGGGTTGTTTGAAGCCCTGTTGGGAAAGACCTAAGATAGTCTGCATATCCTTTTTGGAACTTGATATTTTCATTAGCCAAGTTTTGTGCAGTCGTTGCACCGAAGAAAGAATCTCTCGGATTTGGAATTCCACCGTCGGAAGCAGAAACTCTTGTTGGAACACTTGGGAAGTAAATAGATGCTGTGTGATCTGTGTATCCGCCAGCATTGTATTGGTTTCCTGCTGGAGCCAAGGTATTTGCTGCCGAGCCTGGAGAGCCACTAAGAATAATAGAGTCTGTGCTCTGAAGTGCTGTCTGATCCAAAGAACCAGAAGTAAGACGGATGGCACCTGGACGGTCTGGACCGAAGACACCGAATGGCAAATAAGCTGGGTTTGCCAAGCCTCCGGCAATGTCATCTCTAACCTCTACTCTGACATACTTTGATTGATTTGGGAATTGTCCGTATTCTCTCAATCTGTCTTGAGTTGTATCGAACTCCATGTAAGTGTCACCAATAACTGCCGCAATGTATCTATCAGATGCTGGATTGAGGTTAACACCTGAGAATCTTTCAGCATACTTAACAACATTGTCTGAATCATTTGCCATACGAACAACAACATCGAATGTTCCATAAGGATCTTGAAGATTTGTTGAAATCTTAATATTTTCAATAGAGATCTTAAGATTTGCCTGCGACCATTCCCCACCATCAAGAGCATGAATTCTGAATAGTTTTGTCATGCTTCTCGGATCATATGCAGTTGTGTTGTTGGTCACATCTTGAGATACGAACCAGCCTGTCTTGGCATATTCAAAAGACTTTCTCATCATCGAGCGGTCAGTAGTGCCATCAGACAAAGCAATAATCATAGCATGAGGATCTACCAAATCCAAGATTCTATTTGTATCATTTCCAACTTTGGCAAATCCATCTTCATATGTTTCGCCAAGCCAGTAATATTGCTCGCCCTCTGTAAGAGAACTGATGTCAACTACATCACTGTTTACTAGTTGTGGATTCGTATTGAAGACACTTCTAACAAACTTGTCGGAGTTTCTATTAAAGTTAAATGCTGTCTTGTGAACAACTGCACCAGAAGGATCCTTAATAACTGCGGTAAACTCTGGTTCCGTTGAGGTGCCAGCATTTGCAAAAAGCCCATAGGTTCCTTGAGCATCCGAAGTATCGGCAGCAATTGTTCCAGAAAGCTCGACTGATCCAGAATTAACATACCAAACTGCGGCAAGATAGGCGTTTACAGCACCCGATCCTGATTCAACAAGGACCAAACCATATGCTCCGCCGTCGCCTGAAGTAGCATCTCCCGCCAGAGTCCAGCCAGCAGCACCCTTGTCTTCCTTAGAGGTTCCACCAGTGTAGTTTGCATTTTCTTGACCAAGAAGCCTAAACATCGTAACTGGTCCAACATTTGCATTCAAATATGCTTGTGCTGCATATGAAGCATAAGTTGGGCCTTGTTTATTACCCTCTCTCCAAACATCACCGCCTGCTTGACCAGGGACAGGTTCACCAAAGATTTCAACAAAATCAGAAAATGATTGAACCGTGACTGGCCTCATAGCTGGTCCATATGGAGTCCTACCAACAATCATTGGACCTATAACTGGCTGACCTGCTGGCAATTGGGAATTATCAACTTCGCTGATGAAAACACCAGGAGAGACAAATTTAAACTTTTTAACTGACATCTAGGAATCTCCTTATCTTAGGATGGTTAAATTCACATAGTAAATAGTTTGATATTTTTCCAAAATCTTTATATTTAATTATTTCTTTTTATTTATTGCACGAGTTTATCTATCGTTGTTCGACTCTCATTTAAGTAGTAAAAAGAAAAGCGCCCCTCCCACAAAAGTGAGAGGGGGGCGGATAAATAAAATTATTTATCGATTATTCTATTGGTTCAATGTATTAGATTGAAAGAGCGATTGTGTACTTGAAGATGATCTTATCGCCGTTGAAGAGACTCTGCTGAAGTGTAACAACATCGCCGGAGATTGTATAATCAGTACCCTGATCAAGAACAAGACCGTTGACAGCAACGAGAATCGAAGCCTTACCACTATTAACAACTGGTGATCCAGCGAGAGTGAACTGGTATGTTCCTGCTGGGTAGAAAGCACCAATGTTTTGGACTTCTGTGAAGTCGACAGCATTAGCATTAGTAACCAATGTCGAGATAGCAGTCTCAAGCGAGTCAACAGATGCATCAACTTCAGTCTTGGCAGCGGCACGAGCAACTTCTTCATTCGAGAGACGAGTCTCAAGCGAGCCGTCAACTGCCTCAAGGGAATCAACGGAGCCGTCAAGCTCGGTCTTAGCTGCTGCTCTTGCTACTTCTTCATTCGAGAGACGTGTCTCAAGTGAGCCGTCAATTGCTTCGAGCGAATCAACAGAGCTATCAAGCTCGGTCTTAGCTGCTGCTCTTGCAACTTCTTCAGAAGAGATACGAGTCTCAAGCGAACCATCGACATTCTCAAGTGAGTCAACGGAGCCGTCAAGCTCGGTCTTAGCGGCTGCTCTAGCAACTTCTTCAGAAGAGATGCGGGTCTCAAGTGAGCCGTCAACTGCTTCGAGTGAGTCGACAGAACCGTCAAGTTCAGTCTTAGCGGCTGCTCTAGCAACTTCCTCATTAGAAAGACGAGTCTCAAGTGATGAATCAGCATTTTGACGTGCTGTTTGTTCACTAGAAACAGCAGTTTCGAGCGAATCAACAGAGCCATCAAGCTCAGTCTTGGCTGCTGCTCTTGCGACTTCTTCATTTGAAAGGCGAGTCTCAAGCGAGCCATCGACATTCTCAAGTGAATCGACAGAAGCATCAAGATTAGCAACATCGGTATTGACTGCTTCGAGGGAATCGATAGAAGCATCGATCTCAGTCTTATTAGCAGCACGAGCGACTTCTTCGCTGGAGATGCGGGTCTCAAGTGAACCGTCAATTGCCTCAAGTGAGTCAACGGAACCGTCAAGCTCAGTCTTGGCTGCGGCACGGGCTACCTCTTCAGAAGAGATACGTGTCTCAAGCGAGCCATCGACATTCTCAAGTGAATCGACAGAAGCATCAACTTCAGTCTTGGCACCTGCTCTTGCGACTTCTTCATTTGAAAGGCGAGTCTCAAGCGAGCCATCGACATTCTCAAGTGAATCGACAGAAGCATCAAGATTGTCTGCTCTTGTATCAAGCGAAGAATCGCCAGCGGTACGATCAGAAACCTCTTGTGCCAAGTTAGTCGAAAGAAGACCTGTTGCTGTTTCAAGCGAATCAACAGAATCATCTACAGCAGCCATTTCGGCTGTGTGGAGCGATTCTTGTGTTGAAACACGGGTATCAATTGAAGAAACATCGCCTTCAAGTGAATCGACCGAGGCATCAACTTCAGTCTTAGCTGCTGCTCTTGCAACTTCTTCGCTGGAAATACGGGTCTCAAGGGAACCATCGACAGTCTCAAGCGAGTCAACAGAGCCATCAAGCTCGGTCTTAGCGGCTGCTCTTGCTACCTCTTCAGAAGAAATACGGGTCTCAAGGGAACCATCGACAGTCTCAAGCGAGTCAACAGAACCATCAAGTTCAGTCTTAGCGGCTGCTCTAGCGACTTCTTCATTCGAGAGACGAGTCTCAAGTGAGCCATCAATTGCTTCGAGTGAATCAACAGAATTGTCAAGTTCAGTCTTAGCGGCTGCTCTAGCGACTTCTTCGTTAGAAAGACGGGTCTCAAGTGAACCGTCAATTGCTTCGAGTGAATCAACAGAATCGTTAAGACCAGCATTGGCTGCATTGACCGCTTCAAGAGAATCAATAGAAGCATCAACTTCAGTCTTGGCAGCAGCACGAGCAACTTCTTCTGTAGAAATACGAGTTTCAAGTGATGCATCAGCAGTGGAGAATGCAGCATCAACAACCTCAAGTGAGTTAACAGATGCGTCAACTTCAGTCTTAGCTGCTGCTCTTGCAACTTCTTCGCTGGAGATACGGGTCTCAAGGGAACCATCAACTGCTTCGAGCGAATCAACAGAACCATCAAGTTCAGTCTTGGCAGCGGCACGAGCAACTTCTTCGTCAGAGATACGAGTTTGAAGTGAGCTATCGGCACCCTCAAGTGAGTCAACGGAACCGTCAAGTTCAGTCTTAGCTGCTGCTCTTGCAACTTCTTCGTTAGAAAGGCGAGTTTCAAGCGAACCATCAACTGCTTCGAGCGAATCAACAGAGCCATCAAGCTCAGTCTTATCAGCGGCTCGGGCGACCTCTTCAGAAGAAATACGAGTCTCAAGCGAGCCGTCAACTGCCTCAAGGGAATCAACGGAGCCGTCAAGCTCGGTCTTAGCGGCTGCTCTTGCTACTTCTTCGTTAGAGATACGAGTTTGAAGTGAGCTATCAGCACCTTCAAGTGAATCGACAGAGTTATCAAGCTCAGTCTTAGCTGCCGCTCTAGCAACTTCTTCAGTTGAAATGCGAGTCTCAAGTGAGCCATCAACATTTTCAAGTGAATCAACAGATGCATCAAGGTTGGCAACATCATTATTGACTGCTTCAAGTGAGTCAATAGAAGCATCGATCTCAGTCTTGTTAGCGGCACGGGCAACTTCTTCGTTAGAGAGACGTGTCTCAAGTGAACCATCGACAGCCTCAAGCGAATCGACAGAGCCATCAAGCTCGGTCTTATTGGCGGCGCGGGCGACTTCTTCATTCGAAACACGAGTGTCAATCGAAGAAACATCGCCTTCAAGTGAGTCTACAGAAGCATCAACTTCAGTCTTGGCTGCTGCTCTAGCAACTTCTTCTGTAGAGATGCGAGTCTCAAGTGAGCTATCGGCACCTTCAAGTGAGTCAACGGAACCGTCAAGTTCGGTCTTGGCTGCTGCTCTTGCAACCTCTTCAGTTGAAATGCGTGTCTCAAGTGAACCGTCAACTGTAGCAAGTGATGCATCAGCACCCTCAAGTGAGTCGACCGAGAGACCAAGGTTGACAATATCTACACCGTCAATATCGTCGAGAGATTCAACATACTGAACAAGCTCAGTGAATGTGTCAAGTGCAGCATCTGAACCTTGGATGATGCTCATTCTTGTATCAATTGAAGAAATATCACCTTCAAGTGAGTTTACAGAAGCATCAACTTCGGACTTAGCATCAGCACGAGCGACTTCTTCGTTAGAGATACGAGTCTCAAGCGATGAGTCAGCACCCTCAAGTGAGTCGACAGAGCCATCAAGCTCAGTCTTGGCTGCTGCTCTAGCAACTTCTTCATTTGAAAGGCGAGTCTCAAGCGATGAGTCAGCACCCTCAAGTGAGTCGACAGAGCCATCAAGCTCAGTCTTGGCAGCGGCACGAGCGACTTCTTCGTTGGAAAGGCGAGTCTCAAGTGAACCGTCGACAGCCTCAAGTGAATCAACAGAATTGTCAAGCTCAGTCTTAGCATCAGCGCGAGCAACTTCTTCTGTAGAGATGCGAGTCTCAAGCGATGAGTCAATACCCTCAAGTGAATCGACAGAGGCAATAGCCTGATCTTCTGCAAGCTCAAGCGAATCAATTGAATCTGCTATGTCTGAAGCGACATTAGATTCAAGAGAATCGAGAGAAGCATTAATTTGCTTAATGTAGCCATAGTTGACAATTGCTTCATCAACATTAGCTGAATCAAGTTCTGCTGGTGTCCATCCGACCTTGAGTGCGCCAGCATCAAGAAGTGCTGTTTCAAGATTACCTGGAGTAACAGCGCCTGCGGCGATTGCGTCATCAAGAGTCGCATATGTCGAAGTACCGTCATCAAGTTCGATATTCAACTGATCAGCAGCACGGACCTTGGTCTTAGTTGATGATCCAGATGGTGCCGAACCACTGAACGATGGTGTTTGTGTAGTGCCTGTCAAAGCAACTGAAGCGTTGTTTGGACCGGCATTCGAGATAGCACCGTCTACATCGTAGGTGGCACCATCAACAAGGTTAGCCATCTTAAGCTCTGAGTTACCAGCAGCAGTGTTGGCGATTCTGAAAACCGGATATTCCGATGGCTCAGAACCCTTGTGTGTGTTGTAGATATCCGCGACTGTTGAACCAACATTGTCGACAAGGAAATCCTCAAGATCAACACTGAAGCTAGAAGTTGACGAATCAACAATAGCAACTGGGCTGATCTTAACGTAGGAAGCCGAAGCTGAAACCTTCAACCAAACGAAAAGGTTCGAACTATTACCGGTTCCTGCGAATGTAAATGTAGCCATATTATTTATTTCTCCTCTTATTATAATATGTTTTGGATCTTTTGAAAAGGGTTAATTTTCAAAAAAACCTGAACAGGAATACAAGGTACACCCGTTCACCCATAGATATACCTGCCTCAACTTAACAGAAGAGAAAAATGTTTGATAGCATAAAAAAGTTGCATTAGAAATTTAAAAAGACTATTTAATATTTTTTTAATCGATTTTTAAATTTTATTCGATAACTTTTATAATTTCCAGCATTAAAGTTGAATTTGGCTCAATTTCTATTGCATTGTAGATAGTATTATCCATCACATAAAATTCTCCGGTTAATGGAGTGATTGTAACAACCGAACGAACTCCATTTAGAAACATGTGGGCAGTCTGAGCATACATGCTCCCTTCGAACCCCAATAAGGGATTTAGGTTTGTTCCCGAAGTAATTGGAGAATTTCCGTTTTCATATAAATATATTTCTCTATATGCTTTCATAAATTTACTATTAAGATATTACAGTTAAAACTTCCAAATATAATCTTGTTCCTTCTGGAACCGTGTAAGTGTTAAAAACATCACCACCAGCGACATAGTAATCTCCCGTTAATGGACTTGCTGTTAAAATTTGCCTGACACCATTTTCATAAATTGCAGCAGTTTGTACCATCAAAGGATCACCATCGTACCCTAGCAAAGAAGATAAAGCAGTAGATGGAGATAAATCAGATGGAACCTCATAAACATAAACTGTCCAAATAATATCTTGAAAATTAAGTGTCCCAGACCCACTACCAGAAGAAGGTGAAGACGAAGGAGTTGGAGATGAAGTAGTTGGAGATGAATCTGAGGGCGGAGTGGGATCAGAATACAAACCCCCACCTTCTTGATAAGACTCGTTGAGGGCGTCAATAACATCTTGTGCCATATTATCAAGCGACATAACCCCTTTACGAGTTTTAATACATGTTGCTTGAATCTGGAAAAGATGATCAACTTGTCCAAAGAGTTGGCGACCTTCGTTTAAAGAAACAATTTCATAAAAAGAGTTTCCATATCGAACATAATCACCTTCGCGAACATAAAGGTCTTGATCTTCTGCCAATCTTCTTTTATGGAAGTTAACTGTGATTTTATAATCCTTGTCCAATCCATAATGAGATGTTGTCGTTTGGATTCCTTCAAACTCAACAAGAGCATGGACTCTTACTGGCCCAAGGAAGCTTTTATGGATTGCTTCTCCATAAAGAGGGTGAAAGTTTGTTCTTTCACGAGAAACTGGAAGGTATAATATCTGTTGTCCGATGACTCTTTCAATGAGTTCATCATTAACTTGCTTTACAAGATCTCTTTCTGTTTTTCCAAGAAAGAGGGGAGGAGGAGGATTTGTTGGTCTTGACCACTTATTATCATTAGACATTAATCCCTCTCCCTCTTATCTCCAAAGATAACCCTTTCTCTTGGAATCTTTACTTCAACAGCATTTTCTCGAATTGTTATTTTAGGCTGATTATCATTAGGCCCAGAACCAAGAAGGTATCCTAAAATCTTCAAGTTAATTGTTGTTTTAAATGTTCTTTCTTCTTGGTCAAGATTTGACAAATTGTTATCAAGTGAAAAGTCGTTCTCAATAAAGCCTTCAAACTTGTGTCCATCGCGATGAATAAAGAAGTTATTGATCTGACCAGTTGTTGTTATAAAAGGAGTGAATATTTCATTCATTTGTTGTTGGAATTCTGTTTGGATTGTTACAACATAGTTTGCTACAACATAAGTTGGAATAGGCATTGTTACAGTTTGATAAACAACCTTTTTGTTCTTGAATGGAAAGTTTATTTGACCAAATCTTCTTTTTGATGTAGCATTCGCAAAGTTTGATGTTTTATCTTGATTGATCAATCTAGCAACCTCTATTGCTCCTCCTCTGGCATCATTATATCTTGGGAGATGAGCCCATGCTACGCCTTTCATACTCGGATCTTTTACTAAAGAATTTCTTTCTATTGAAATAACAGGAAGTGTAAAAACATTTTTTCTATTTCTCAAATCCTTATTGTCTTTGATTTGGAAAGATCTCTCTGGCATTGACCAAATAAGAGGAACCTTTCTCCACCCCTCATTTGTTGAGCAAAAAATATCAAGTTCTTCATTAAGCCAGTCGTAGAGAGCAAAATCTATTGTCTCCACAGTAGATGGCATAAGAGAAACCTCTTTAACATCCGGATCATCGGTTTCTCTTGCATCTTTGAAATATGGACGAAAGCCACTAAATTGTTCTTTTTCACTTGACATATGTTATCTTAACCTTGATAGATATACATTGGCATTTTCTTTTGTATATCCTCGATTGCATTAACCTTCTCGGCATCTGACTTCGCTATCTCTGCATAAGTCAACTGATCCAAAATCTCCTTAAGCTCATTTCTAAGTAAATCTTGTTCCTCTTTTGCTTGACTCAAAAGAGCATCAGCGTTAAGATTTACGGAATCACCTGGGATTGGGATTGAAGAAAACTTGCCCCTAATCTGCCCAAGTGTCTCTTTCGAAAGAGCAAGAGCAAAGCGGCGGATCCATTGTTTACCGATTGCATTAATGTTTTCATACGGAATGTTATCAAACGGAATAGTGTTGACATTATTGATTCCCTCTGTTCCTGTATCATATTCTGTATTCTCATCCCAACTATTTGGAATAACTGAGAATTCAACCCACATATATTGTTGATCACTGTAAATCTCAGGTGCTGGGAATAATCTAAGTTTATTGTCTTTTAGTTCAAAAGAATAATGAGACAGTCTTGTATACAAGTGATCTTCATAAGCCATAGCTTGAAGCTTGTTTTGCCACACCGGGATGACTTCGAAAGTTGAGTCGTCTGTATATTGACCATAATAGTTTAGATTACCAACGACATTTAATCCACCGTAATAGCCAAAGAATCGCCACATAGCATTTGGGGTTTTATAAAACACTTTTTTAATAATAACCCTTTTGTCGCCGACTACTCCTTGATATTCAGCACCAGAGCCTCCAGCCGGGTCGATGCCTGTTGCCGAGGATTGTGACAAAATAGCCTGAAGATCATAATCCTGTTGCTGGTCGACAACCTCAAAAGAAGCTGAATAGATAGGGATTGTTCCACCGATACCTGCTTCAAAGGAGAACCCATCACCAACTCGGCGAGCATATTCAAACATGGTTCTTGGATATTTAAGATTGACGCCTTCTGGTCCCGACACAAGATTACCATCCTGATCAAAAGTGCCTGTTGTTTGTCCGAGAACATCAGAAAGAATATTCTTGGACTGGTGAAGGTTGATAAGATAGCTGTATTCCAAGCAAGCTTCTTCGTAATTGGCATAAACATTTGTTGTTTTCAGTTCGATATCGAGAACATCTCCACCGAGTTTTTTATAAGTGTAAGCAACTTGATCAACAGCGCCAGAAATAAATGCTGATGAACTTGCATAAATGCCAAAAGGAAGTGAATCGGCGACTTCTGAATAGGTGCCGGTTGGAGCAAGAATAGATTTGCTCATTTGACTTGTTGGAGTGAGAACGGGAAGAGCCATGGGTAAAATTTCTCCTAACACTAAGTAGTGCCTCAAACAACAAAACCCCCCCACAATAAGTGGGAGGGCTGTTGATGACTATGTTACACTAAGATCAGACGAGATCTTGGCAGATAACCAATCCGTACATATCTGGACGGACCATCTTCTTAGCATAACGGGTCATGACGCCCTTACGAGGTACGAAGTCCTCGGTGCCGAAGATTGTCGGTGTCATTTGGAGTGGAACATATGGAGCATAGACATAGCCGCTTTCAAGGAAAGAAGCGCCCTTACGACCGCAAAGAACAACATTTCTTGGGAAGTATGGATCGACATAAACATCGAACTTCTTGCTCAAGTTACCAACTCTAACTGCGCCAACAGTGCCGCGTGCATCTTCGTGAGTGACAGCACCACGGAAACCAGCGGTGAACTCAAGAAGGTTAGCAATCTCTGGAGAGACGACAATGAAGTTAGCGCCACCGCGAAGTGTCTTGCGGTGAATTTGTGCAGAAACATCGTTGATAGTTTCAACAAGTGTCTCATACCACTC